GCAGGGTGACGCCCGCCTCAGCCATCGACGGCCGCCTGCGGTACCTGCTGGCCGTGCTCGCGCATGTACCGCCGCCCGCTTGGCCGGACCTTCCAGCGGTAGAAGCTCACGATGTGCGCGGGGAGCAGAACGCGCGTGCTCGCCCAGCGACCACGCTGGGACATGAACAGGCGGCCCGTGCTGATCCGCGGCTCGAAGAACTCCCAGCCGCCAGGCATCCAGGCGGGTTGCGAGGTCCACCCGTTGAAGCCGCGCAGATCGAGGCCGACGAACGGTGCGCCGCGCTTGTCGCCGAGGTAGACAGTCAGGCCGTCGCCCTCACCGCGCATCGCGTGGATGCGGCCGTGGCGCGTGGTCATCGCCGCTTCCCCCGCGTTGGGCGCTTCATGCCCTTCTGGTTCTGCGCCCACGGAATGTCCGTGGACATGTTCACCTGCGTGCGGGTGATCGCGTCGTAGCGGCCGATCATCTCCTCCACCCGGTCCTCGTCGTCGCGCTTCTCCGAGTTCGCATCCGCGCGGGCCGCCAAGCGGTCGCGCTCCAAGCGGTCCGCGACCGCCCGCGGGTTCTGAAGGTCCGCGGCCCGCAGGCCCCGCAGCATCGCCTCCGAGGGCTCTGCAAACTTGCCGCCCACCTGCAACGGGGTCAGCATCATGAACGTGGCCGTGGCCGGGTCACGCTTACGAACCAAGTGGTAGAAACCCGGCAGAACCCCGGTCACGCGCGCCAGTATTCGCGCCTGCGCGAGACACAGGAACGGATCGAGGTCGCGCAGCTCGCGGTTCCAGTGATCGAGGATGCCGCCCTCCCAGTGCATCGCGGCCTGAACCTGCGCCTCCCAGGCAAGCATCGCCTCCCAGTGTTCGCGGCTGACCTTCGGCGCGCGGTAGGTGCGCGCCGATGGCGGGGTCCAAAGGGCGCTAGCCATGCCGCTCGGCATCCGCCAGTTCGGGGATGTTCTTCCAGCCGTGCTCAGCGACAGGGCGAAACTCCCCCTCGACGTGGACGGCCATGCCGATCGGCGGAATCGGCTCCGTGTGTAGGACGAGAGCCACGCGCCCACCCTCCGCGATTGCGGCGCGATCGCGGTCGTCCAGTTCGTAGACGACGAGGATCATGCCGGGCTGGATGCGCTGGCACCATAGATCACCGATCTCGGCCGTCGGCCCGCGGTAGCACACGTCGGCGGCCTCATGCTTGACCGGCCTCACAGCGCGGCCCGCACGATGCAGTCCTTGGCCTCCAGCAGCTTACGCAGGCCAGTCGTCAGCTCCGCGCCCTCGAAGCGCGAGGCCATGTCGCGCGCCAGTTCGCAGAACGGGCGGCTGACCTCCTGCAAGTGCGGCGGCAGATGCTCGTACTCGAAGAAGCGCAGGATGGCTTCGGTGGCCGGGTGCATCGTCATTTACCCACGAAGGTGAGGCGGGTGGCGAAACCCGACTGGTCGCTGTTGTCAGCAGCCTCAGCCGACGCCGTGGTCATCACTTGGAGCTTGACGCTGCCATCCGCCTGGTAGCGGATCGCGACCGAGCGCGCGGTCAGGCCGCCGGACGTGGCGCTCGCGGTCCCGCTACCCAGCACCTGCACGATGCGGCGGCCGAGACCCACGTCCTGGGGCGTGATCGTGGCCCCGCCGGCTGCGTAGTTGGCGCCGGACGTGAGCTGCACGTCGAACGTGTTGGCGTGGTACTTGCCGATGCGGTTCACGCCATCGGAAACGGGGGTCTTGGTGCCTATCGCCATGCCGGTCCACCTTCGATCTCTGGTTGGAGAGGGACCGTGTGGCCCCGCACTGACTGGCCCTCAGCGTAGCGGCCTGCCCCGACACGACGACGACCCCGCCGAGCGGGGCCGTCGGTCCGTCCTTGGCAGCGGGCCGTCCAGGGCTAGGTGGTCATCCCGAATGCGCCCGCCATGCGGTTTCGCCTTACTGCTCCGACCTGGAAGGGCCAGACCACAGCGTTTCCGAACCCCGTGGTCCCCTGCACCCACCGAACGTCGCCGCCCGCGCCCTCGATGTCCGAGATCCACGTCGGCTTGTCGATCGAGCCCTTGATCTTGCACAGGTCCGAGATGCGCAGATGCACCCAGTCCGAGTTGTACATGTCCGGCAGCACGTTGACGCCCGTGCCGCCCCACTTCAGGCCGACGAGGCCGCCGACGCCGCCCGCGCCCATCTCCTGCTCGGACGCGAAGCGGACCTGATTCTGGAGCTCCAGGTAGAAGTTGCTCATCTGGTGCGCCCCCGTGAGAACCACGGCGTCGTAGGTGCCGTCCTTCTGGAAGACCGCCTCCTGAAGCGCGAGTCCCAGGGGCAGGCTGAACGAGGTCGTCGTCGTGTCGACCCTCGCCGCCTTCCAGTACTCATTGCCCGCCGTCGCCGGGTTGATCCCGCCGAACGTGCCGGTGCCCACGATGTTCTCCACGCCGTTCAGCTCCGGGTTGGGCGCGGTCCCCGAGTTCGGGTTGGCCACGTACACGAAGTCGGTCCCCGAGGTCGTGCTGACCGAAGAGTCGATCGTGATGGTCGGGGCCGTCGCCGTGTCGTCCACCCCCGTGATCGTTGCGCCCGCAACGATCGAGTCGGTGTTTGTGGTCGCCCCGATGTCCACGAGCATCCCCGGCTGAATGTGGCCGCGAACGATCGCGCCGTGGCCGTGACCGTTCGCCCCGTCCGTCGGGGGGCGCAGGCTGACCGTGAGGGAAGCGCCACCCGTCGCGCACTCCGCGAGGATCGAATCGCCCTTGCGAGCGAGCTGGCGAGACACCTGCCGCGACATGAAGTCCACGGCATCCTTCATCTCCAGATCCTTGCCGGCGATGATCGCCTGCGCACTCGTGTTCGTCTGGTTGAGGACGGCCATCTCAAGGCCGACCTGCATGTAGTGGTAGACCATCGTGAACGTCGCCTGCGCCGTACCCGCGGAGGTCGCCGGGTTCAGCGAACCGCCGGCCGGGGCCACGGACGTGTAGCCCGACGTGTGCGACGACTGGATGGGCACCTGCGCCTGAAGGCCGATGACCGTCGCGCCAACCGCGTCGGGGATCATCTTGATCAGGGGGTTGAGGTTGTAGAACTGCTTCTCGATGCGCTGGGAGGTCCAAGCATCCTTCATGATGCCCTGGAGTCCCGCGACCGTTACGGCCTGTGCCATGACTGCCTCGTTCGGTTAGGGCAGCAGCGGCCCTACGCCACGCGATCCTCGTACTTCGCGGCCAGGTAGTCCAGGCCCTCTTGGGTCAGGCTCCCGTCCTTACGAGTCATGTCGGCGATGTCCTTCTGCTGCGTTGCGGTTGAGCCGGGCGCGATCGAGCCGGGGGCCGCGGTCTTCGTGGCCTTCCAGGCTCGACCGTGCTTCCTGTCGCGTGCCACGATGGCCTCGAACGCTGCCTTCACGTCAGGCAGTCCGTCCTCGCCCATCGGGAGGGTGAAGGCCCTGCCCAGGACCGTGTTGCGATCGTCCTCGTCGGTGAGCTTCAGGTCATCGAGGCGGCGCTGGACTTCCTTGATCTCAGCGGCCTCCTTGTCCTTCTGCTCCTTGGCCGTGAGCTCGCCACGGAGGCCCTGAAACTCCTCCTCCAGCTTGGCGTACTGCGCTCGCAGCTCCTCGTTCGGATCGTCGTACACGGGTGGTGCGGGGTCCTCGATCTCCAGGTGGTCCGCGATCCCGAGGATGGCCGCGGCGCGGCGCATCTCGGCGGGGTCGCCGGTCTGGAAATCCTGCACGGCCTGCTCGTACTGGGAGAGGCGGGTGATCTTGCGATCGGCCTCGGAGCGGTAGTCGTTGAACCGCTTCTTGTAGACGTTCTCGTCCACTTCCCAATCGACGGTCGTGCTCGCGCCGGGGGCCGGTCCAGCCGGGTCGGCAGGTTCGTCGGTATTGCCAGGGGGTCCGGGGTCCTCCACCTTGCAGAGCGGCACGCCGCTCTCACGTAGGCCCGCGTCAACGGCGGGCCATGCGTCGCGGCAGATGCCCGCGAGTTCAAGGATGAGGCCGATCGGGTCCTGTACGTCAGCAGGAGAACCGCTGTGCGGGTCCTGTGTGTTTGGGTCCATTGCCGCAGGGTAGCCGGGGCCGCGGCGGAATCGCGTGCTTACGATTCGTGAGTGCGCGGCTAGAGCTGGGAGATGCGGCCGCGCGACAGGCCGAGGACTTCGGCCACACGCGCGTGGGTCCACCCCTCCGCAAGCGCCTGGCGGATCAGGCGCTTGCGGAGCTGGCGGGCGGATGCTGCGTCAATCTCGGCGCTGCGGCACGCCTCGTGAGCGAGCCGCAGATCCTCGGCCGTGACCATCACGAGAACTGCGCGATGACCTGTGGCGTGGCTGTGTCGAAGCCCACCACGTCCAGCATCCCCGCATCGTTAGGGTCGGCGATCGTGAAGCCGTTGCTGACCATCCCGACGACGATCAGCTTGGCCGCGATGCCGGTCTTCTCGCGATACTGCACGAGCGCCTGCGATGGGTGAATGCCGCCGTGCCACGTCTCCGAGTCGGTGTAGACCACGAACGTGTCGATGTCCAGCTTGGACGCCAGTGCGGCGCGCATCGGCAGCGAGCAGTCCGTCCCGCCGAAGGGCAGGTTCGACACGGCCGCCACGATGTCGTCAAGGCGCTGGCGTGGCGACAGGGCCAGTTGGATGAAGTCCGTCGAGAACGCCGTGATGATGTGCTGCGGCTCCGTGGACGCCGTGACCATCGCCATCGCCGCCGAGCCGATGCGCGGCGTGATACCGGGCATCCCCGCGATCGGCGGCGAGAAGCCCATCGACCCGGACACGTCGAGCGAGAGCATCGTGCGCTTCCCCGTCGGCTCGACGTTGCCGAACGCCGCGTAGAAGGCGGCGTCCAGCGCGTCCACGACGGACGCGACAGGCTGCCACGTCTTACTCGGGTCGCGCTCGCCGCGGCCCTGCTGGTAGGTCTTCATCGCCACGAGGACGGAGAGCGGGTGGACGCGCGCCTTGCGCAGCCGCTCGCCATCGCCGAGCTGCGCCGTGACGATGGCGGCGGCCTCGCTCATCGGCTTGAGCAGGCCCACCCGTGTCATCGTGGCGAGGTTGCGCAGCAGCGCGGTCATCGGCATACCGGCGCGCAGGAGAGCGTCCCACACGCCGGGGTCGGTCAGGTGGTCGGGGTTCAGGGCTTCGCGCGGCAGGTTCGGGTGCGCCCCGATGAGCCGCACCGTGTTGGCCGGGCTGGAGGACTCCTGCGCGGCTGCGTACGCGACGACGACCGATGGCAGGATGTCCGGCTCGGTCACCTTCCCGGTGGCCCAGGCGTACAGCGCGCCGTGACCGATCGTCGGGGGTGCCGGGTGCGCGAGCCGCAGGAGGTCGCGGTGAGTCCAGCCGTTGCGCTGGCGGTACTTGACGAGCTGGTAGGCGAGCGCGTCCACGTCCTCGCGCTGATACCACGCCCCGACGGCACGGCGTAGGCCGCGACCCCATCCTCGGAACTGCTCGACGTAGGTGGCGAAGCTGAACAGGTGCGTGCCGATACGGCAGACCTCGGGCAGCGCGTCAAGCGCGGCACGGCGGGTCTTCTCGTCGCCGAGGCCGGCGCACATCGCGAGCGCGAAGATGGCGGGATCGTTCTTCGGTGCGCGGCCGTCCTTCGAGACGGCCACGATCTGCGCCACCGTGCGCGGCCCGTCGGCGCCGATGCACCGGACGACGCCCTGCGCGTTCTCGCGCGTGAGGGCGGGCTGCGTGGCGTAGTAGCTGCCGCCCTCGGAGCCCAGGATCAGGAAACGGTCCAGCCGCGTCCAGTCATCGACGGCCCAGGCGTGCCCGCCCGCCGAGTTGGGAACTTGCGTCGAGCCGGGGATCGGCTGCGACTGCGGCGTGTGGCGGGTCGAGAACTCGGTGAGGTAGTGCATGGCGGCTCCAGTCCGGAACGAAGGAGAACCCCGCGGGCAAGTGAGTCGCAACCGGTGGTCATTGACAGAGATAACCGGCAACGTCCGGCCCGCAGGGCCTAAGGGGAGTCACACGGGCAAGTGATGAGGACCGGGAATACGCGCTCTGCCACTGAGCTACGGTCACCGAAGTGACCGGCGAGATTCGAACTCGCGACCTCGTCCTTAGCATGGAGAACCGGCGACCTCCCCGGCCCGTGTGGACCGTTGCGAGCAGTATGCCTACCCCGCGTAGACGTGTCAAGGGGTTCTAGGCAAAGTTACTGCGGCTCGCCCGGAGCGGGCGTCGAAGGCATGACCTTCGCCTCCGTCGGCTTTGCAGCGTTCTTCGCGCCGGCCTCCTCAGCCATTGCCGTCTGCGCCGCCATCGCCTGCGCCTGCTGAGTGTCCAGCAGCATCTTGAAGGCGTCGTAGATGTGCATGGCCGCGGCGTACATGTCGGGCGGCAGCTTCCCGGCGTCCGGGGTCTTCAACCACTGCGCGAACACCCACATCTGGACTTCGGCGTTGTCGAACGGCCGCGGCATCCAGCCGGGGATGCGCTTGAGCTGCATCATCGCCACGGGCGTGATCCCGTCGGGGCCGGGCACCATCACCGGCTGGCCCGTGGCCTCGTCCATCACCGGCTCCACCATCGGCATCCCGGTACGCGGGTCTGTCTCGGTGCGCGTCGGCATGTCCATGATCGAACCGTCGAGGACCTTCTGGATGATCTCGTTCGCGCGGGCCTTGTCGAACTCGAAGGGCTCGATGACACTCTCGATCGGAACGCCGTGCAGCGCGATCTCGATGGCAACCTCGGGCCGCACGTAGCCGGGGAAGTTCGCCTGCACCCACGACAGCGTTTGGAGCTGCGCCGCGCGTGACTGCGTTTCGATGCTTGCGGGGTTCACGGTCACGTCCACCTGGCCCATGATGTCCGCGCCCCGGAACGTGGCTTGCGGCTCCCAGCCGAACCGGCCGCGCACCTTCAGGATGCGCTCCTCGGTGTAATGCTCCTGGCAGAGCATGAGGCAGCGGCGCATCACCTTGGAGTCCCATTCGGCCACTTCGCCGAGGAACTGCGACCAGCGATTCGCCGCCTGCTGGATGACCGCGTTGATAGAGCCGGTCGCCACGTTCGGCGCGGCCTGTACGTCCGTGTCTGAGGCCGCGAAGCGCATGTCATCGAGGCAGCGTTGCGCGATGGCCTGAAGCTGGGAGAGGATGCCCGGGTCAGGTGCGGGCCGCCACTTGGGGTCCACCGAACCGTTGTAGTAGATGATCTCGCCGGGCATGTCGCTCGGCGCTTCGGTGATCGACCCGCGTGGGGCCATGAGCTGCGGCAGGAGCGCGTGGTTCTTGATCTCGACGCTCTTGTTCATCGCGTCCTGATAAGAGGTCTGGAAGTCGATCAGCTCGTAGGTGAGCCCCAAGTCGTCGCCATCGCTCGACAAGCGGTAGACCAACTGGTAAATGCACGGCTCGTCCAGCACCTTGCCCTGTGACCGCAGCGGGTACGGCCCCTCGGGCATCACCTGCTTGCCGCCCGCCATCGTCAGCATCCGGCCCTGCGGGTACTTTGGGCATGGCCGCTCGAAGTACATGGTCACCATCACCATGCCCTCATCCGGCTCGTCGCCCGGTGCGTCCGTCGTGCTCGCGTCCGAGGACAGGTTGCCGCCCATGTAACCCGGCCACTGCTGAACCTCGGAGATCGGCCGCGCGTGCTCCACCACGTACCAGCGCGAATGGTAGAACTCGACGCCCGGCTCCCCGTAGCACTCGTTGCCGTTCAGGATCAGGACCTTGATCTCGCCTTCGCCGACGAGCTCGGTCTTGCCGTCCTCGTCTTCGATCAGGCGGTACGGCCCCACCATCGGGTCGAAGTACGGCAGCGCGAACGCCTTGCCGCCCTCCCCGATCGCCACGGTCACCGCCTTGACGCGAGCCTGGCGCAAGTACCAGCGCTCGAAGCCCTGACGCGCGAGCTTGGAGGAAAGTCGTGCCGCCGAATCGTCCTCGGGGTCCGTGCTCGACGGGTTGATCTCGTAGCCGGGAACCCGCGTCGTGCTGGACGACACTTTCGCGTCGACCATCGGGCGGATCATGTTCAGCTTCGAGCGCACCCGGTGGGAGGGGCGGCCGGCCCCGAGGCCCTGGTTGGTTTCGAGGGAGCGCATCGCGCCCTTATCGTTGAGGAAGTGGTAGGACTCCCCCCGGAGGAACAGGCGGCACAGCTCGCGCTTGTACCAGTCCTCCCGCATCTTCTTCCGGCCCCGTCGCAACCGCACGTCCACGTCGGGCGGGATGACGCGCGGGTCGCGGACCTTCTCCTTGGCGCGGTCGATGATGCTCACGGCGCCAGCAACCCGCGTGCCCGCAGGAGCGCCTTCAACTCGTTGACCTCAGTCTCCAACGCCCCGAGCGTCGCCCCCGAAGTGTCGGCGTTCGCCGCGAAACCGTCGACCGTTCCGGCGAAAGTATTCGGCCCCAGGCGCGTGTTCGTGACGCCCACCGTCGAGTCGTGGACAGCCTTGTTGGGTGACCCGAGGTTGGAGTAGTTGTGCGTGATCTTCGTGCCGTCGCAGTTCTGGAGGTAGATCTGCGAGCTGGGATTGTCGTGGGCCGAGGAGAACATGTGGCAGCGCTCGATAACGGTCCCGATGATGAGCTGCGCCACCGCGTTCGCGCCCTGGACGTGGAAGCCGTGAGAGCCGACCTGGCCGTTGCCGTTCTCCTCCAGCCACCCGCCGACGAACTGGTTGCAGCGCCCCGGCGCGTTGCCCGGCACCGTGTTCGTAACCTTGATCGCGCACAGCGTGTCGTTGCCCTGGCAGAGAAATCCGTCGAAGACGTTGCCCTCGGAGTCTTGGATAAGGATCGCGTCACCGGCCGCCCACGACGCATACTGGAACTTGCAGTTGCCGTGAAACACGTTCTGGTTGGACGGGAACGTGTGAGCGGCATTATCTTTGAGGAACAGGTGCGCGTAGTTGAAGCGCAGATCGAGCGCCTCGTGGCGACTGTTGAGCGTCCCTTCGAGCACCATCGCGTACACGCTGTTCGTGAAGCCCGAGATCCGCAGGCCGCTCGTGGCCGCCCCGTGAGCGCCAAGCAAGCGAAGCCCCGCGGCCGTGCCCGTCGCCCCCGCGCCGTCGATCGCGAAGTCCCTGAACAATTGGTCGCCCGAGCCCGACACGTCGATCAGGTAGCCGGATGCCGCGTTCTGCTCAAGGACCGTGGCGATGGCTCCCTCGCCGACGATCTGCACGCCGTTCGTCGTGAACGCCGACAGGGCGCTACCGGGGATCATCCTGCCCGCCGGCAGCGCGAGCGTGCCGCCGGTCGCGGGGAGATCATCGAGAGCGTCCGCGAACGCCGCGGAGTCGCTCGTCACGCCGTCACCATTGAAACCCACCTTGTCCTTGACGTGCACTGGCCGCTTCGACCGGGGGATGAACGCGGCATCCGCGGTAGCCCGTGCAACCTCCTCGTCGGCGATTCGCTGCCCCAGCGTTGCGAGCTGCGCTGCCGTGTCCGGCCCCAGGTCGGCGTAGCTCAACAGCGTCGTGGCGGACGTGACGAAGAAGTACGTCCCGGTCAACGTGGCGGTCGCCCCAACCGCGATCGAGCCCTCCGTGACGAACGGGTCCTCGGTGTCGCAGTATTGGACCGTGGCCCCCGACAGGTTCTTGACGACGCTCGCTGCCTCGAAGTTCACGCCCGACGGGTGCCCCGGATAGATCGTGACGTTCATCGGGCCGCGCTCTCCAGCTCAGCGACCATCTGCTCGCGCGTCAAGCTGCGCGCCTCGTGAAACGCCTCATCGTCATCCGGCGCGAGGGCTGCCGGCGAGGGCGGCAAGTGCTCCTGCTCGTACAGCACCGTCGCGGACGCGGGGGCCTGGATGCGCTGGCACAGGGCCTCGATCTGCTTGGCGTGGTCGCGGCGCTCCTCGCGGCGCTCCCACAGCAGGAGGGCCACGAGGCCCGTGAAAGCGAAGCAGAGCGCAATGATGGCCACGGGCGTGAGACTAGCGGCGTGGGGCGACGGCTACTCGAATCGACGCAAAGCGCAAGTCCTTCAGGACGCCGCGAGCCAGTACGTCAGGTTGTTGCCCCCGGCCGCTGCGAGCGCGACGCCGACGGCGGGCAGATCGGTCTTGCCGGTGCCGAACGAGGCGACTCGCGCCATGAAACCCGGGATCTTCGCCGAGTACGCCGATGCGCCGAGCGCGGCACTGCGAGCTATCAACGGGTTTGTGGTGCCCCAGGTGCCGACCTGCAAGAGGACGATGTAGTAGCCGCCGTCGGCGGGGACGGTGTACGGCGTGGTCAGCGCGAACCCCGCGATCGTGTTGACCGTCGTCCAGGCGGCGTCGGCTTTCACGTCGGCCGTGACGGCGACGATGGTGCCCGTCGAGTCCGCGAGGCCGAGCCGCATGAGCGTTGGGGGAGTTCCTGCCGCAGCCGCGTTGCCCATCATCGTGCGTAGCGTCGTGACGACATCGCCCGCGAATAGCCCGATCTCGCCGCCGTAGATCGTGCCCGGGGTCGGCGCGGTGCCGGTGGACGACAGCAGTTCGATCCCGAAGTTCTCCGCGAGGATGCCTGCCGCGGCGAGCGCGATGTCTCGCCGCGAGCCAGCGGGACCGACGGGGCCAGCGGGACCGACGGCGTTTGACCAGCCCGTCGTGCCGTTGCCGGTTTCCTTGCGCCAGAAGACATTGCCCGCTGTGCCGTTCGTCCAGACGTAGCGCGTGCCGGGAGGCGCGGGCACGTTGCCCTCCGGCGTCACGGTGCCGAACAGGTCCCCCGTGCGATCACGAGCCTGGTAATAGGTCGTGCCGGAGACGACGAGCTTGCTGAAGCCGAGCAGGCGGTCGGGCACGTTCGACACGCCATCGCGGGTCATGGCAATCAGTTCCTGCCCGCGTAGATGCGACGCGGCGGCCGGGATCGCGTTCTCCGCGACGACGGGGGTCGGCGTGAGCGGGTACGTCATCCCGGTCCAGTGCTCCACGAGGATTTCGGGCGTCGTCGTGTTCGTCGCGCGGCGGAACTTCGGTCCGGTGACGATCGCCACCGAGCCGCTTTGCAGGACGGCCGCGACGGTCAGCGAGGAGAAGACGGGGGGCTCGCCGTTGAACGACAGCGAGCCATCGACCTTGAAGGGGTACACGTCGAGCCCGACGCCCTTCGTGAACCGCACGCTGCCGCTGACGGTCAGCCGCGCGCCGGAACCGACGTGGATGAACTCCGTGCCGCCCTGGTTGTTCTCGAAGTTGCCGCCGATCAGGTCGACGCGAGCACCGGAGAGCAGATCGAGCATCTGCGCCGACGAGATCATGTCGCGGTCCAGCAGCACGTAGCCGCCGTCGCCAAGCCGCAGGATCGTTTCCGAGCAGCGCGTCCCACCGATGTTGAGGCGCATGCTGTTGGCGTTGCCGTCCCCGCCGTCCCCGATCCACCCGCCTACGCGGCAGTCCTCGAAGAAGATCGCTACGTCGCTGTTGTCCCAGTGGTAGGAGCGAAAGCCGACGTCGAAGCCGGTGATCTGGAGGTCGATGTCGAGAAACTGGCCCTGATAGGTGGAGACGCCATCGTCGGCGTTGACACCGACGCTCGTGCGCCCGCTGGGGCTCGTCTGGCCGTTGACGCGAAAGCCCTTGAGCACGACGCCGCGCGTGAAGCCCTGCTCGGATGGGTCGATGTCGCGGCTGAGCTGGATCGCGTTCTTTGACGGGTCGGTCAGGTTGATCGCGGTGTAGCGCGTCAGGTCGCCCTGGAGGTTGACCGGCCCCGCGATAACCAACTCGTCGCTGATGTCGTAGGAGTCGATCAGGCGACCCTCGCCGTTCGGCGCACGGGCAATCGCGTCGATCATCCGTTGCAGCGCGAGCCGGTCGTCAGGGTCGCCTGGTTCGGCCCAGCGTGCGGGCGTCGTGGGACCCTCGGCGAGAATTGCGACTTGCCCGGCGGCGAGTTCGATCTGATCGCCTTCCACCGCAAGGAGCTGTGCCCGGATCGCCTCCAACGACCCGAGGCTGGCATCGAGCGCCGCGATCCCGAGCACCGCGCCCGTCGCCGCGCGGAAGAACTGCGTGCCCGACAACGTGGCCGTGGCCGATGCCGCGATCGTCCCCTCGGCCACGAAAGGCTCGGCCACGTCGGAGTAGCTGACCGTTCCGGCCCCGTAGTTCGTGACGACGGCCCCGGCCTCGCCCAAGTCCACGCCCGTCGGCGGCCCGGACGGGTAGAGGGTGACCGTGCTCATCTCAGCGGTAGAACAGCTGCACGATGCTCTCGGCCGCGCCCACCGCGCCCGTGTCGGCATCCGCGGCGCCCGACGTGAGCGCGAAGCTGATCCCCGACGAGAACACGATCCCATCCGCGAGATCATGTGCCGCGCTGTTGCCGACTGGCAGCAGGATCGTCAGCCGTGGCACCGTCGTCCCAACCGCCGGGGCCGCGGCCGTGTCGTAGATCTTCAGGTAGCGCACCGCGGCATTCGTGTTGGAGGCCACCCAGCCGAACAGCCTGCCCGGCGTCGCCTTCGCCACCGTTGCGTTCGTCGTCGCCGCGCTGACCAGCCGCGCGACCTCCGGGCCGTTGCCCGCCGTGACCTGGCCCATTACGCCGCCACCGGGACCTTCGGCGGCTTCGGCGGCTTCACGACGATCCCCGCACCCTGGAGTAGCCCGACCGCCTCGATCTGCGCCTCCACGGCCTCCAGCTTGCCCATCATCGCGATCAGCGCCTCCTCGGCCGTGGCGCAACGCTGCTCCAGCTCGTCGTACTCGCGCTGGGACTTGTAGCCGAGCGTCGTGGCCATCTGGCGCACCGCCACGTCGCTGACGTAGACGTGGTTGTCGCGCGGGCCGCCGGGGATCTCGGCGTCCGTGTCCAGCCATGTGATGTTCGGCGTCTGCTGCGTGATGTGCGGGATCACGATGCAGCGCGCCGGGGTCTTCCACGGGTTGTCGATGACCCTCATCGTCAGCGCGAAGCGGACTCGCCCTGGACCGCGTGGTAGAGGATGTGCAGACGCTCCGTCGACAGCGCCCGAAGCTGTGCCTTCAGATCGTCCTCGTCGTCCAGGATCGAGCCCACGTCCAGATCGGCCTTGCCCTCGTAGGCGTCGGCCTCGAAGATCGGGTTGTGGCTGATCGGGTCAACCGGGTTGCGCGGCGTGCCCAGCAGGTTGTGGCTGATCGCGTCGCGGCGCTGAGGCTGATCGTCGCTGCCCTCCGTGGCCGGCGCGTCACCCGGAACGTCGGGCGGCGAGACACGGCCCGAACCAGGGTTGCGGGCCGCCTCGTCCTGCGTGGCCACGGCCCCCCCATCCGACCCGGCGTCGTTGTCGTCCCTGTCGTCCTTCGACTTCGTGAGCGGATTCCTTGGGGCCATGTGTTCCTCCGGGCTGCGGTTTGCGTACGCCACGCGAGCGTACCGGCCTCTCAGGACAACGCGCCCAGGGGGCCGACTTCGACTGGCATCTTCAGCTTGTCGACGGGGAGGGCGCGGCCCGGCTGCCAGCCCAGGTTCCGCTCGGCCGCGGTCGCCTCCACCTGTGGGTACCACGGCCGCACCATCACCTGATAGCGCAGCGTCGCGAGGCGGTGGTACGGCGAGTCGTCGGCAGGCCCCGCCTTCGGGTCCTTGCCGTCCTCCACCTGCGGATAAGCGAACTCGTCGCCGTCGTCACGCAAGCCCACGCACGATGAGACGATCTTCAAACGGCCGTGCAGCAGGCGGTCACGGATCTGCTGCTGGCCGACTTCGCGGTCACGCACGCCGCCGATCGTGTGCAGCCCCAGCCGCGAGAGCTCGGACTGCACCGTGTCGCCCGTGGCCTGCGACCGCTGGCGGGCCGCCGGGTCGATCGCGAACAGGGTCCGCTCGCGGCTCAAACCGTGTTGCTTGAGCATCCGGTCGATCTGCTCGATGTACTGCGACGGCGTGCCATCCTGAATCAGGATCTCGTCGTAGATGTAGTCGACGCCGTGGTAGTCGAAGCCCCCGGCGACGATCGCCGCGTTGCGGATGCCGGGGTCGATCGCCCATACGTGTTCGAGGCCCTTCAGGAACTCGCGGCGCAACGGGTCGATGACCACGCCCTCGCGGCCCATGTTGGCGTACACGAGCCCCGAGTTGTCCATGAAATCGCCGCTCTCGCGCGACCGGCGCTCCGTGTCCGAGTACTGGCCCAGGATGAACTCGACGGCCGCGCTGCTCAGTGTGCGGTTCTCGTGGATCTCGCCCTGGATGACCGTGATCTGCGGCGACTCGCGCTTGCGCCAGATCTCGCGCCTGATCCACGCCACGTTGACGCGGATCGGCGTCATTGCGTACCACTCGCGTACGCCGCGGGCCATGCGCATGAGAGCTTCGTTGCGGTGGCCCTTCGGCGGCGGCTCGTCGTAGGCCACGAAGTCCAGATCGGCGCCGCCGAGCCCGGACGAATCCTCCGCGTACGTCTTGAAACCGATCGTTGAGCCGTTCGTGAACGTCAGCATCTTACGCTCGCCGTTGAACGCCTTCGCCCACGAGCCACCCTTCAGCGCGTGCTTGGGGCACCACTTCTCGATCGTCGGCTTCAACGAGTCAAATATTTTCTCCTCTTTGGGTCCGAACAACCAGCCGTGACACGGCGCCCCGACCTGGCGAAACGGCCGCAGGTGCTCCGGCACATCCTCGTCCGACAGCACATTCACGAGGATCTTAATGATGAGGATCACCGTCTTGCCGAAGCGATTCCCCGCGAAAGCCGCGACGATCTCGGTCACCGCCGCCAAGAACTCCAGTTGCGGCCTGCGGCCCTGCGCGTTCGGCGGATGGGGCCGGAAGGTGTGCAGCGGGTTCGCGGAGATCATCTTCTCCAGCTCGGCGAGTAGCAGCCGAGCCTCCTCTTGCTCGGCCGCGGTCAGATCGCCCATATCCACGGCCGGCGCCCCGGCGTAGACCTCCAGCCGGTTGTACTCCGCGATGGCTGCCGCCGCTTGCTCCTTGGGCGTCACGCGACGTGCGCCCACTTCTTGCGACGCTGGATCATGCTGACGTGGCCGTAGGAGATTCCGTAGCGCGCAGCGATGTCCACCTGCCGCTCGACGCCACGGAGGCTCCGGATCGCGCGAACGTCGGCCTCCGTGAGCTTGGCGAACCCGTGGCCCTCCCCGCGCGCCGTGATCCGACGACCCTTGGCGTCCATGTCCACGATGTTGTCGGCGCGCGTTCCCAGCCACAGGTGCGCCGGGTTGACGCACAGCCGCTCGTCACAACGGTGCAGCACGCAGAGTTCGGGCCACTCACCGTGCTCGATGTGCCATGCCACGCGGTGCGCCCGGCGTACGCGCCCCTCGTAGTAGACGTGGCCGTAGCCGGTGTGCGTCACGGCCGCCGTCCACATGTGGCAGTCGCCCTTCGGGCCTTGCCCTGGCGAGCGATCCACCTTCTCCCCGAACGACACCCGGAGATCCTTGTACGGCACGCATGGACTCATGCCCTTATTCTACGTGGCGCTACGGACAGTTCGGCCACGGGTCCCCTCCGTGCATCGCCGCCCACCGCGCCGCCCGGTAGTCCTGCTCAAGCCGCGACGGCTGGAGCGTCCAGACGCCCACGGGGCGGCCGTGGCGCATCCTGCCGCCCGCCGCCATCCACGCACGGGCCTCGAACTGGTGAGCGAACCAGAAGCCGTTGCCGGTCGTCGCCAGCCGGTAGCCGCCGCTGCTGCCGCTCTCGCAGCGCATCCGGGCACGCAGGAGGCCGATGCCGTACTCGCGGACCACGCGGGTCCACTTGGCGTACGCCTCGCGCTGAGCGACCCGCTGGACGCATCGGTGGGAGTTGCAGCCGCCGTGTGCGTACGTCAGGGCCGCCATGTAGAGCGAGAGGGCCACGAGCAGCGCCACGAGGCTCAGACGCAGGCGCAGAAGCTACGCCTGCCTTGGGCGAGGGTCGAACTTCTGCTCCGTGGCCGGCCAGCGCAGGTATAGCTCCGCGGGGCCGTAGCCGCTCGGGCCGGGCGTACTCGCCGACAGCAGCAGGAGCAGCTCCTTCAGCGGGCCGTCCGGGAGGGCCGCTGCCGCCTCGTCGTCCAGTGCGGCTCGCAGGGTCCCGCTCGCGATCTTCAGTTCGGCTTGGTCCATGCGGCTGATCCTAGGCCACGCGCTTGACGGAACCTTCTCCCCAAATTTTCTTTTCGGGCAGGCCCCTCCCCCTGGCTGAGACAGGCGGTGTGCTTCGGATCATGCGGCCCTGAGTGGCGCTTGCTCTGCGAGTCCCCTACACGAAGGACCGCTCGCGCCTTCGCTGTCGATGCCGTCAATGACATCTGTCGCCGCGCTCTGCCGATCGACCCCGCGTGCTTCCCGGATAGACCGCTATCTCAGCATTGTCCGGGCCACAACCACTCCAGAGTGCTACCCCGCTCGGGGGTTGTCAACGTCAACCCGGGTTGCTAGGTTATGCCTCCTTCGTTCTTCTTCACGCGCTGAACGCTAACCGCCCGGCCTGCGATTCGCAAGTCGGGCGGTTCTGTTTCCGGGGCCACAACGACCAGCGCCCCGAGGGGGAGCCCGGGGCGCTGGGTTCTTCGGGAGGGGCCGTGGGGAGCGACCACGAGGAACGCTATCGGATTACGCCCCGTTCGAGCAGCCGCGTGGCCGTGGCCCGCATGAGGCTCTGGTTGTCCGACGGGACCTCGGCCCACGGGCGTGCCGACTCTGCGCGCGTGCGGTAGCCGAACTCGGGCGCAAGGGCTTCGTACTCCTCGTGAAATGCGCGAGCGATCTGGTCGGCGCGCGGGTGCTCGGCGGGGATCTTCACGACCACACGTCCGCCGGCCGCGTCTCCTTGCCGCGGGTGATCTCCTCCAGATCGCCGTCCAGCGCGACGTGGAAGGTCCCGTACTTGCCGGTGGCCACGATCGCGCCCTTGCGGCTGCTCGCGGTCTGCCCGTCCTTCACGAGCACGAGCGCGTCGACCTTCCCGGTGATGACCTCCTTGCCGGTGTCGGCGTCGGTGCCGGTCGCGGCGAGCGTCACGCGCTCGTAAATGGCGTACGTGCGCCTCTTGCGGGTCGTCGGCTTCGTGGCGTCGGTCTTCGTGGCCTTCGGCTCTGCGGTCATGTGGTCCTCTCGGTGGTGGTTGAAGTCAGGTGCCACGAGCCGCACGAGCACTGATACCAGCGCAACGTGCGGTCGGGGTGACGTTCGTGGCTCAGTCGGGCGTACTTGCGCGCCTTCGCTATGGACGGGTAGCAGACCTTCGCCTTGCCGCTGACGGAGCAGGTGGGCCAGCGGGCGCTCACGAGCGGTTGTCCGGGAGGGCCGAAGAAAGCGTCTGCGCCCTCGCTGCCGCATCGAAGAACACCGTGGCGATCGTCCCGCAATGCACGCAACGGCGGTCCGGGCTGTGCGGCGACTGCCACTCATGCCCACGCCGGGCCTCCCCGTCGCGGCCGTGGCATGTGATGTCGAAGGAGGCGAGGCGCGAGGTCACGACCGTGCCCCCAAGCTCTCGATCGCGCGATCATAGATCGCCAGGATCTCCGGGTGCGCGCCCTTGTCGTCATTGACGAGGGAGATGCTGTGCGCGTCGCAGTACCGCTCCAGCGCCACGCGAGCGCCACGGGGCCAGTTGGTCGGATCGTCAGCGCCGGCGACGAACGACAACGCCCCAAGAGCGCACGTCCTCGCCACGGCGTGACGACCGACGCTCTCGTGCCCGTTGGAGCGCCGCCAGCACACGCCCCGCGTCCAGTGGCGAGGATCG